GTTGGATACACATTAGATCAAAGTGGAGAACAGACAGAATGAGTGGTTCAGAAACCGAGTCTACATACTATTGTCCATCATCATCATGAGCTTGTCCGCATCCTATGACTATTACTCAGTCAAATGCATCAAGACAATCAACTCGGAAGACGATAGGATATTGGATTTGCCAGTGGGGAAGTTCAAGCCTGCCGGTTGCTTGGGGTCTACCGATACGTCTCACTCTGCCATGTCGTTGATGCATGTGGATGTCACAATCACTCGGTTTTCCTCAATCGAAGAGTTAAACGGCGAGGTTGTCTTTAATTATGAGAGCTTGGATAAGTCCAAGTTAACGACTCAGAAAGAGTCAGAGGTTATGAGATTGTCTGTGGTTCAGTCAAAGATCAACATAACGCTTTTCGAACTCCCGGACATAGGGGAACACGCTCTCATGTACACTCCGAAAGCCACTTACGCTACGGAAAACATAGAGTATTTGATAAAGCCGATGATGAACATATTGTCCAAGATAAAGTTTAAGCCCAGGTTTATCGATATCAACTTCAACTTGTTCAAGTCTATCTCTTCCCCTACCTCAATCTGGAAGCAATTGGATGCGAGTTTGGAACTCCCGGTCGAGTCCAACTTGGCTTTCTCTGGCTCTGTGGGTGCGTTATACGCAGTCAAATCCACTGAGTCATTCACAGCGTCAGGCTCTTTGGCAGAGATAAAGGACAGCGCTTTGAAACCGCAAGAGGTATTGTTAAACGTAATCCGGTGGAGAGGGTTGCCCTCGATGGACGAGCTTTCGTCATTGCTAGACCATAAGTGTGTGGTCCGCTACAACGGCTACATTATCGTGCCCAAAGCCTGTGTGAAAAGCACTAAGATAATGTTTTCGGGCGTCAACAAGATAACTATACCCTTGAACAAAGAGAATAAGTATTCGAAGACGTTCGTCAAGATCAAGATGACGGGGTATCAGAAAAGCAAGAAGTGGGAGGTATTGCCTTTCGTTTACGAAAAGGAAAAGATTGCTAGAGGCTTACAGAAAAAGCCCAAGTATAAGAGCACGATAACGGATACGACAGTGTCAAAGACTGCGACATCCATAAGGTCACAGAGGAAGCCAGCCAAATTGACAGTCGAGTTCATAGACTCTTACTTCCGCGCTAGGCATGACATGATGCATCAGGCAGTCTGTGACTGTTTCGGAGTCCCCATGACTCGGGAAAAGGAATTCAAGGAGACATTCGACCTCACAGTCCATATCCCAGGCTCTAACAGAACCCCTGACATTGTCATTTCGAAAGTCGAGACCGAGGAGTCTATCTGGGACTCATTCTTGAACAAACTCGCAGGGAATTTCTACTACGAAGACCTTGACATCAGCACAGTCACTCACTTAGTGATGGACATTTCGGTATCGTCAGACACCGAGGCATCCGCAATAAACAAGCTAGCGATTTACTCTGCGATTTGCGATAGGATCAACGAAACGACGAACTACAACTTGTTGTTCTTGCCGATGCCTTTCTCAGACTCAAACCATGAGATCCCGTCCAACACTGTCTGGAGCGACTGGCAATTGTCTATCTTGAGGGATCAGGCAATGTTAGTCGTAAAGTATCACCAAATGATCAAGAAGATGAAGAACTATTACGTTCACGCAGCGACAGTGTTTACGAAAGAGTCTGAGTCAATATCAATGGATGACTTCAACACACTCATATCCCCTCAGGCGGTGGATTCGATCAAGACAACGTTCGAGAAGATGAATCTCCAAGTCACAGAGGAAGAGGAATCGGAGATGGACAACTTCTACATGAGCGACAAGGATTGCGAAGAGTATTTGGCAAAGTACCGGAGTGAGATACTGAATCTGTTTAACAACATCATAGAGAAGGGCGCGGGGGAAGACGAATTCACTGACATTATGCAACACAAGTTTTTCAAGGGTGCGACTTCGGATGAGATAGTGGAGGCGGTTAAGGAAGTGACAAACTCTTTGTACAACGAACGGGAAGTGGAAAGCTCTGACACAGTCAAGATCCCAAAGTTCCACAAAGAGCCTAGGATTGTGAGCTCGGATTCCAACAACACAATCACCAAGGATGAGCTATTGTACACCTACATCGAATACTGTGACATTCACA